TAATGAAATTTTAGGACTAGTCGTGGGTCTTGCTACTCTAGTCTATATGACTGCATCAGCAGTAAAAGTGATTAAAGAACTGAGGAAAAAATGAATGAAGTTATTCAAATCATTGTATCCCTCTGGCCTATCGGCATTGGCATTATCACGCTTATTATCGTTCTGGCCAGAATGCACTACAACCTAGAAGCTTTGACAGAAAAAGTTAAAGTCCTATTCGACTTCCACAATAAACGAAATAAATAATATGACTCCAGAATTATTAGCAATGTTGGGAGGCGGCGCAAGCGGCTTTGTGATGAAGATGATAGCGGCACAAGCAGAAAGCCAAACCCGATTATTTGAACGCATGATTGCCCGGCAAACTGTTGCTGATGATTCAGCAGACAAGGCAGCAGCGCGCGGTGGTGTTTACATGCGGCGGCTAATTACATTTTCAGTCATATTTGCCATTGTTCTTGCGCCATTCATTTTTGCTTTCACAAGCATTGGCATCAGTGTGCAACATGAAACATCTGGCTTTTTTGGATTCTTCAAATCACTGAAATGGGACACAGTGCAAGGCTTTGTAATATTGCCAGAAATCCGACAAACTGCATTGGCAATTGTTGGTTTTTATTTTGGGTCTTCTCAAGTAAAATAACACAGCAATGCGCATGGCTGATCATGGCGCATTGATTATAAATTATGACTGAAAGCCAAAAAAAAGACATTGATGCTTACTTGAAGTATGGCGGTTATTCAGAAGCTGCGAGGCAACTTGGCAAGGATGTAAGCAATTTAAGAAAATCAATTAAACTATTAGAGGCAGATGGCAAAGTGCCATGGAAGTCATCAGCACCAACGCCAGCGCATTTGTCAGTTGGCAAAACAACTGTCCAATATGATGGAGCTGGCAATGTCATTCAAGAATGGCGGCGGCTTTACCCGGAAGCGCAGGGCATGCAAGCCTTTGTTGATGGTCTTTGTGATCAAGTCAAAGGCTTGGGCAAAGCTCCAAAAAGAAAAGCGCGCAAGACTGATACAAATGAAATGCTGTTTGAATTAGATATTTTTGATGCGCATGTGGGCATGTATGCCGACGAAAGAGAAACCAAAGATGAAGATTACAATTGCGACATTGCTGCTGCCAGAATGGTTGAAGCTGCTGAAGGCTTGGCGGCAAGATCAAACAGACCAGCCAAATGCGTTTTGGTCTTTGGCGGTGACATGATGCACAGCGACAACCGAAGCAACCAGACCGAGGCAAGCGGTCATGTGCTGGACGTTGATACAAGATATTATCGGGTTGTTGAATACTTGATCAGAGCATGCCGGGATGTGGTCGCCATTGCTGCCACAATAGCCAATGAAGTGGAGGTTGTGGTGCTTGAGGGCAATCATTCTTGGCACAGTGAAGTCTGGCTTGCGCGGGTTCTAAATGCCTATTACTGCAAATGCCCAAACATCAAAGTTAAATCTGAACCATCACCAAGAAAGCACATGATTTGGGGCAATAATTTGTTGGTGTGGTCGCATGGTGACAAGATAGCAGCGCAGAAATGGCCAATGATCATTGCAGCAGAGTTTGCCAAAGAGTGGGGTGCTACTAAATACAGGCATTTGAAGTGCGGTCACATCCACCACAAGAAGACCATTGCGCCAGTTGTCATTGATGAGCAGTCTGGCTTGGTGGTTGAATACTTGGAAGCACTTTGCGCAACAGATGCTTGGCACACAGGCGCAGGTTTTGTTGGCTCACAGAAGGGCGCAAGCGCGTTTGAATACCACAAGACCAAGGGTTTAATCACTAGGTTTTACCAGCCAGTTTAAACAGCAATGGAATGCATCAAATTGATTGCGCTGAATGGCGCAAAGACTGTTGGCAAATCAACCATTGCAAATGCTTTGGCGGCATTGAGTGATGATGTGGTAATTGTATCATTTGCAACGCCAATCCGCGCAATGCTCCAAGCAATGGGCGTTGACCAGCACAATCTGAATGTTGCCAAAGAAGATCCAATTGAAGGCTTGGGTAAGTCTGCCCGGCAGTTGCTTTGTTCGCTTGGCACTGAGTGGGGCAGAGAAATGGCAAATGAAGACATTTGGCTTTGGGCAATGCAGCAACAGATTCAAAAACTGATTGATGAAGCAGCCAAGCCAGATGATTTGGTTGTTGTCATTGATGATTGCAGGTTTGCCAATGAAGCAGAATGGGTGCGCAAAGTGGGTGGTAATGTTGTGCGGCTTACACGTGACGGCATCACATATTCGGGCGACCACAGCAGCGAACAGCCACTGCCAGATGATTTGATTGATTGGGAATTTGACGCAGGTGGCGTTCAAAACTGCATCAAAAATATTGTACAATTAATTATTATATAAATATTGTCATTACAAATTTAAGGTTTTGGATGCCAATTGCAGCACTTTGCTGCTCAATAATAATAATAACAGGGCAATGCCCAAAACAAAGGAATAATGAATAAAGATATTAAAGCCATAAAATCAAAGGCTGAAGAAGCCATTGAAGAAATACTGGTTGAACTTGAACAACGAGGCATTAAGGTGTTTCGTTTGCAAGTCTTCACAGGTCGAGACAAACCGCCACAGGTCAACATTGTTGTTGATGAGATGGGAGGCAACCGATGAGCCAAATCACAGCATATGATAAAATCAATGATGCTGAAGGCATCGAGTTGATTGGAAACGCCATTTGCCGTTCTGGAATGTTTGGTTGTGAAAGCAAAGAAGCAGGCATTGTTTTTGCTCTGCAATGCATTGCCGAAAACAAACCGCCATTGGAAATGGCAAAGAATTACCACTTGGTAAAAGGCAAGTTGACTAAGCGCGCAGATGCGATGCTGGCAGACTTTCGCCGGGCAGGTGGCAAAGTCACTTGGGAAGACTTGAAAAACGAGAATGTGCAATCTGCCATTTTTGATTTTGAAGGCATCAAGACCAATGGCAGCTTCTCAATGGATGATGCACAACGCGCTGGATTGATTCGGAAAGGTTCAGCATGGGACAAAACACCAGCAGCAATGTTGAGGGCGCGTTGCATATCAGAAACACTAAGGGCAATTGCACCAGAGATTGTGCAGGGCGTTTATGTGCCAGAAGAAATTGACGTTGCTGATGCGGTGGCAGTTACAAAATCCAAACCAAAGCCAATGAAAAAGGCTGCGCCAGTTGTTGAATCAATTGAAGTCAAAGATGAACCAATGGAAGATAGACCAAACCTTGCAGCATTGATTGCTGCTAGTGATTTGGAATATAAAACCAATCTGTATTGGACTAACAAAGGCAACATAGACATGGATCTTGACCAAACATGGCGTGACTTGCCGCAAGACATCCAAGCGAAAATTGAAATTGGTTTTGATGCATTCAGAAAGGCGGTTTCAAAATGAGCGAGTTAATTACATTACCAAAGATCAATGGAGTGACTATTGAAATCATTGCTGAAGCAGAGCAAATGAAAATCCAAGCATTGATGTCATCCAAAGGTATTGAAACTGTTGATGATGGATTTGAAGCCACAATTGCAGCAGAGGCACAGTCTGCATTGCGTGGTCTGATCAAAGGCATTGAGGAATCAAGAAAGCTTGCCAAAGCACCAGTGCTTGAAGTTGGCAGGCAAATTGACAGCGTTGCTAAAGATTACATTGAAGATGTCAAAGCAGAGGAAAGCCGCATTGCAAAATTGCTTGGGGCGTTTCAGATTGTGGAACGTGACAAGAAACTTGCAGCAGAACGCCAAGCCAGAATCCAAGAACAAAAGGTGATGGCAGAAGCGGCCAAGCAAATTGATGCTGACAGTGACAACACTGACTTGCTGGATGATGCACAGGCGCAGATTGCAATTTTGCGCCAAGAAGCAGCAGCCAAGCATGACGCAGTTGCAGGTGTGAAGGTTCGCACAACAACCAAGTTTGAGATTGTTGATGAAGCGGAAACGCTTAAAGCAAGACCAGATTTGTTCAGTCTGAATGAATCAAAGATTCGGGCAGCACTAAAAATAACAAAAACAATCCCCGGAATTAAAGTTTGGGAAGAAACAAAATCCTATTAATCAAAGTAAAATATCATGGCTAAATACATAGCAACCGACGAAGACGCAAACTCAAGCACCAGCAACTACATCAAAGAGGCTGGATTGTATGAGTTCAAAACAACTAATGTGATTCACAAAATCAATCAGCGCGATGGCACTGACATGTTTGAATGCACATTTTCAACCAAGTGTGGGGAAACAATGCGCAAGACATTCTTTTGGGGCGACTTATCATTGCCAACATCAGAATACAAAGCGCGCGCATTGATCTTTATGCTTTTGAAAGCATGCGGTGTTCAAATCTTCCGTGATCAATTAGATTCAGAAGATGCTGAAGGATTCTTAAAGATCGTAAAAGACAAAAAGTTTTCGGCAAAGGTTGAAATGAACCCGGACCGCAATGATCCAACAAAGTCATGGGCTGAAATTGGTTTTTCTGGTTTCATATACAATCAAAACCATGTGTTATACAAAGAAGGCACATCATCAGTTGCTGAAGATGCGCCACTTGATGAGCAGCCTTGGTAATTAATGGAACAAAGACAATACCAGCAGCAGGCAATTGCTTTCTTGGCAAAGTCTAAACGTGGTATTGTACAAGCACCAGCCGGAGCAGGTAAAACGCATATTGCGGCATCTGCTCTGGCTTTTTGTTTATTGAAGCGCAGAGGTGTGGCTAATGTGGAAATCATGGTCAACACCAGAGAACAAGTTGAGCAAATGCAAACAGCTTGTGACCGCTTCCCGATAATAAAAGAAAAGGCGCATCTGCAAATTTACTGCGCAGCAGGTGCGCCAATGGTAAGCAAACCAGATTTGTTGATTGTGGATGAATGCCACAGGGCAGGTGCTGATGGATGGAGCGCAAAGATTAGACAAGCAGAGTCAGCCCGGTGGGGATTGTCTGCAACTCCATTCACTGGTGACGCAGACCGCAATGGATTGGTGCGCAATTTATTTGGCAGCAATGTTCATTGCATTGATCGTGCGGCTTTGGTTGAGCATGGGCATCTAGCAAGGGCCAAGGTTGTTTGGCATGATGTGCAAAGCACACAAGCATCAGAAGCCATTGAGCAATTGTCTGATGAATTGATTGCAAGCAGGCGCAGAAAGATGGCTTGGATGTTTAGAACAGAAGAGGGTGAGCGCAAGCAGACCAGCCAGTGCAAATGGCAGGCAGCGCAGAAGCTTGGCATTTGGGAAAACCCGGACCGGGATGCCCACATTGAATTGATTGCCAGAGAAAGCATGGAAGCAGGAAACCACACCATTGTGCTGATTGGCTCAATTGAGCATGGCAAACGCTTGGCAGGTGCAATTGAAGGTGCTGAGTTGGTTTACAGCAAGATGGGCGCAAAGAAACGGGCAGATGTGATTGCAAGGTTTCGGGACGGCAGTTTGAAGTGCATTATTGGCACATCAGCCATTGAAGAAGGATTTGATGCGCCAGTTGCCAATGTGATCATTATGGCTGGTTGTGGGCGTTCAGAACGCAAGGCAATCCAATCAACTGGCAGAGTGTTGCGACCGCATGACGGCAAGGCTTGTGGCATCATCCATGACTTCCGGGATGGCTTCCATCCAATGTTGCAGAGGCAAAGCCAAGCAAGGGCGCGCATTTATAAGCAGCTTAATTATTATTAAAGAATGTATTGACATGGGTGTTTGGCACAGCATTGTCATTGGTATGGCACAAGCCATGTATTAACAATAACTTAATAATAATAATATGAATAACACAAAACAACCCTACTGCCAGTTGGAAACTATGTCTAACTTGCTAATGCAAATTAAAGGCGCAAGGCCAGTTACTTTGCACGATTACGATTCGTCTTTTCATGGCGTTGGCATACAAGTTGATGGCATGGATTACATGACAATATTATTTGAGCGCAATGGCCTTAATGGGGTTAGATATGACGTTGGTGGCGATAGAAGTGGCCGCACTTGGCGCAGAACTAATTGCTCCATGAATGGTGTCAAAGATGGCCAACCCAATTATGAGTTCTTGCAGCGCACAGAAGATGAATTTTGTGCTGAAGTTGTAAAAGAGGTTAATGAAACACGTATCAACTGCGCATAACAATAACCCAATAATAATAATATGAATAAGCTAATAATATTACTCTGCGCGATCACTTGCGCCAATGCTACATACTCAGCAACTGATGCTGAAATTGTTGCGGCTACAATTATCTTGGAAGCTGGCGGCGAATATGCGCCAAACGCTTTGCAAGCCGTCAATGAAGTCATACAGAACCGGGCCATCAAAAGGCGCATGATGCCATCTGAAGTGTGCTTTCAACGTTTGCAGTTTTCTTGCTGGAACAACAAAGCCAAACGGCCTGCATTGTTTGCCAAGGCACAACGGCATCCAAGATACAACCAAGCGTTGCAAATCGCTTTGTCTGCGCCAACCAATTTCACTAATGGTGCTGATCATTACCATGCAGATTATTGCATGCCATATTGGGCAAAGAGCATGACAATCACAGTCAAAATTGGCAGACATATCTTTTACAAATAAATTAATATGATTGAAACACAAACACAGGGAATTTCTAGCTTTATGAAGTGGGCAGAACGGCGCATTGCTGAAGAATTTGAAGCCAATGAAGCATTTGAAAGGCGCACTGGCAAACGTGTGGCCCTAGAAGAATCAACGCATTTGCCGCACAGTCTTACAGACGAACAGAAGCGCAGCATGATTGATGCTGTTGATGATTTACGCAAAGCAGGTGTTGCTGCCAAAAATGCATGCAATGAAGTTGGCTTGCATGCTTCAACTTACAGCCAATGGCGCAACAAGTTTGGCATGGGAAGGTTTGATGATGAGTGAAGAAGAGCCAGAAGAATGCCCGGCATGCGATGGATATGGCGAATTGCCGGGCAACCCAAACACAAATGACTTTCCAACCTGCTCTGCCTGCAACGGCACTGGCATTGTCTTGGATGATTAACCACATGAACTTACACTAAGCACTATGAAAAAACTAAGCGAAACACTAACAGAACTAGGAATTGAATTTACATTCCCTATCGAGATTTACGATGCCAAGGGCAAAGTGACTTACTACCAAATCAGCAATGACTGCTGGCAGAGGTGGGAGCGTGATGCTAATGGCAATGTGACTTACTACGAGGACAGCGATGGCTTAAAGGAAGGAACACCTAAGTCAGCTAAGACCTGCGAAGGTAAGGTTGTCGAGGTTGACGGAATCAAATACGAACTAAAAGCAATATGACAACAATACCAATAAAAGTAAGCATCAAGTCAGCTAATTTTGACTGGAATCCAATCTTCAACAGCATCCAAGTCGGCGTCGATGATGAAGCCTCTGGTTCTTTCCTAATCATATACGGAAACGACTCTGAAAACGACAGTGCTAAAATCTCCCTCGGCTGGGACGAATGGGACGACCTTGTAAAAGTTGTTCGCAAGTATCGTAACGAATGGGAGTGGAAATGAGTATTACAGTAACAAAACGTCATCACTTGTGAACATCTGAGAACACTAAGTATTATGAAAAAACTAAGCGAAATATATAAAAAACTAGGGATTGCGTTCAGCTTCCCTATCCAGATTAAAGACGACAAGGGCTATGAGACCTACTGGGAGGCTAGTGATGGCTACTGGTATAAGTATGAGCGTGATGCCAATGGCAATGCGACTTACTACGAAGACATTACTGACTACTGGGCTAGGTGGGAGCGTGATGCCAATGGTAAAGTGACTTACTACGAAGACATTACTGACTACTGGGCTAGGTGGGAGCGTGATGCCAATGGTAAAGTGACTTACTTTGAGAACAGCGGCGGGTTAAAGCGAGGCACACCTAAAGTCATCTAAGACCGGCGAAGGGAAGGTAGACGAGGTTAACGGAATTAAATACAAACTAAA